AGACGAATAGTTTTTAAATCAATTTTTGGGTATTTCATTCTTTCATTATACCATAAATAGTACACAGCTTGCTAATCCTTTGAAACAAGTGGACTTCTAGCGTGTTAAGTAAAAGTGAATACGAGATTGAATACGACTTTACTTTTAGCTAGAGCGGATGAAATCCATGAGCTGGTCAACGACTTCAACACGTTGATTATCATTGATGTGGGTATACATATCAAGGGTGATTTGAACATTATTGTGACCGAGTCTATCTGAAATGATTTTTGCTGTAACACCAGCTTCAAAAAGGAGAGAAGCGTGTGTATGCCTAAAACCGTGAGGCGAAATTTTTTTAAGATATTTGTGTTTACAAAAGAATCTGCTAAGTTTCACTTTCATAGTTGCAGCTAAAAGCCATCCCCCACCATTATTCGTAAAGATATAATTCGAATCATGTTTGTAAGGCACACCAGCCTGGAAATATTCTTTTATCTGCTGACGTTTCCAGAGCTTCAGTACATTCAGGGTTTCATCATCCAAGGTGATAACTCTCTTACTCCTTTTGGTTTTAGGGTCCTGAACAGTTTGTTTTTTTCCAATCACGACAGCCGTGCGAGAAATGCTTAACCGTTTATTTTCAAAGTCAACATCTGACCACATGAGGCCGATAGCCTCTCCAGTTCTCAATCCAGAAAAAGCGAGCAAGTGGAAAAAAGTGTAGTCGACTGGCTTACAATTTGCTTTGTAAACTTTAAGGAACTCCGTTAGTTCCTGCTTTGTATAGTAGTTTTCTTTGCCCTTTAAGGGTTTATTTTTAGGCTTGATAATCTTGTCTAAGGGATTTGACTTAATGATGTCAAGAGAAGCGGCATACTTGAAAATACGGCTAATAACAGAGTAGTAATTGGCATAGAGGACATAGCGATTACTTAACTTTATAGCAATCTTCTGACAATAAGCGACACTGATCTGCTTAATCTTCATATCTGTAAAATATGAGTCAATCATAACATTAAGTTTTTTCTTAACGTTCTGATATGTTGTTGGTTTTACAGTACTTTTAAAGCTATCAAGCCATAACTCAGCGACTTCAGCGAAAGTAGGGTTCTGGAAATCTTCATTGTTTGAAAAACCATTCTCTTCAACGTCTAAGAGAAGGTCACGTTCGGCAGCCTTGGCCTCTTTTATGGTTTTAAAACCACGTCTTGTTGTGCGTTTTTCTTTTCCAGTTGCAGGGTCTATGCCCAGGTATGTTTGAAAGAGATATCTAGTCTCTCCTTTTTTTGTAATGTATTTTTTTATCATAAAAAGTCCTTTCTTTTCGATTGCTTGCCCGCATAGTTGAAAAGGTGTAGAACTTATGATAAACTATAGTTGTATTTTTTTATCATCCTTTCCATTGCTTGTCACATGGAAGGTTGAAACCTCACACTCAAAAACTTGGCGGTCGGAGAGTGTGGGGATTTTTTATTTTTTTAAGACTTTCAACTTAATTCGTATCTTAAATGAATCCTTAACTGTACGAAGTCTACCACTATCTGGATTAATATCTTTGTAATCACCGCCATAAATTTCAGCATTTTTGATAACTTCATTATTTGAATCTGTTGTTAATCTTAATACTTTTCTATTTTTTGACTTGGTGACATAGCCTAAGTGATAACCTCGAACCACAATTTTAACTGCATTAGGGTCAAATTTATTGTCAAATTCAGGGATAAACTCTACATCTGGAATTTTAAAAGGCAAGTATTTATAAAATCTTCCTCCAAAAATTAATTCCTCTTTAATTTCTTTAGAAGTATATCCTAAATAAGGGGTATCATCTGATTCTCTTATAAGTTCTTGACATAAATTTGAGAAAGCTTCTTGGCGATAAGATATTCCTTTCACTTTTAGAATAACATCATAAATAGTTCTCTCGTCAATCTCTTGTTTTTTTATTCGATCTTCTATTTGAACAACCAATAGTTTATTCAGCTCTTCAATTTCATACTCTAGTTGATCAGTATTAGATTGCCTAGGAAAAACACCAATCAAAAAGAGAAGAACTAAACTACCGATAATAAAAGAGAAAATTGTTAGTAGTATATTTCCAACGATACCAAGCAGAAAAACAGAAATTAAAGTCAGTAAAACCAAAAAGGCTATTAAAGACCTTTGGTTTTCCAGTTTATTAATTGTTTTTCTGCGTTCGTCTATTAGTACTTTGATTTCCTCTTCAGTAAGATTAGTAGAGAAATATAACATGTGATCACCTTGACTTTAATTTTCAATTGGCATGAAATTACCAACAATTTTTCCAATAATACGAGGATCCTCATCGTAAGGTGCAAATCTATCCTTATATTTTGGATTAAGGGAGACTAAACGCAATCCATCAGGTTCACGATAAACCTTTTTAATATACGTTTGACCGTCCCAATCAATGGCATAGACCGCTCCGTCATAATCAAAACCAGTCTCTTTTATGAGGACAACCTCTCCGTTTTGGAATTTAGGTTCCATAGAATCACCAAAAACCCAAGAGGCAAAATCATGATCTAAATCTTTATTATAAAAAACAGTATCATAGTTTCCGTCGTTAAAATAAGAGTAACCATTACCAGCCGCCAATTTTTCAAAAACACGGTATTCAAAAAGCTTTTCCTCAATTGTGATTACTTTATTATTTTGCTCTTTCAATTGTTCGTTAGCGTAGTTAAGAACCTTTTGTTTTCTCGGAGTTGATAACTTGACAACCTTTTCAGTAATTTTATGAACCAACGGGGATGTGGGAATTTTTAGCTCTTGTACTTCCTGGGCTTTATCCTCTATTAAGTCTGATTTATTAACTCCAAAATAGTCTGCAAGTAATTCGATTTTTCCTATCCGAGGATAAGTTATGCCTTTTAACCAATCTCTTACAGTAGTGTACTTCAATCCGAGATCAGAACAGAGCTTATTTCTATCAATCCCTCTGCTACTCATCAAATTTTCTAAGTTCGCAGAAAAAATTTCTTTACTTTTATTATTGCTCATTTTTATCACTCCTTCATATAGTATATATTACGGCAAAAACGCAAAAAAGTAAAGAAAAAAATAAAAAAATACGAAAAAAACGCAAAAAATACTTGACATTGCGGTTTAACCGCATTATAATATAATCATAGTTGAGTCAGTCAATTATAAAAAAACGATAGAAAGGACAGCAACATGCCAAAAATGACTCTTAAAACATTGCGAACGCTAAAGAACTGGCGACAAGTGGACGCAGCTAAGGCCCTTGATGTCTCTGCTGATACTTGGGGAAATTGGGAACGAGGTAAAACAGAGCCTACCGTGACGCAGGCTTATCAAATCGCTACTACTTTTGATGTGTCTATTGATGACATTATTTTTTTACACGACATTGCGGTTTAACCGCAATAGAAAATGAGCACTATGAACAACGCAAAAAAGCACCTGACGGAAATCAGGTACTTACTTAAACAATTTAAACTATTATATCACAAAGATGCTTGCCCGCATAGTTGAGAGGATGTAAAAAATGGAAGGTATAACGTTACAATTACGATTGGACGGCGAAAGTGCTGAATTGTTCACGAATCAATTATTGGCTTTTGCTGAAAAGCAGGTCAAGGAGCAGCTAGAGAATGATCGTATGCCAATCAATCAACAAGCCTTGATGAAGAAGTTCGGCTTTACTCACGGCTATATTAAGAAGTTAGAACGAAAAGGATTAAGATTTCGTAAGCAAGGGAAAGATATTATGTACGATGTCAATGATGTTTATGAAATTTTGGAATTAGAAAAAGAAGTACGAAAATTAAGAGCGTAAGGAGAACAAAATGACAGAACCAACTTTATCAAGCCAATTGCTTGGCTTATTGACTATCTTTATCGTGGTCTTCATCCTGCTGCTACTTACATCCAAAGATGAAGAAAAGACTGAAGAAAAAAAAGCGATTATCATCGAAGAGTCTGAGAATTTTAGAGAAGTTGTACGAAGAAACTTGAAAAATAGCGATAGGAGATTCACATATGACACACAACCTCCTATAGGCCTCGCTTCATCGATTGAGGATGTACCACAAGTTTTTAGATCATGCATCGAAGACTATGACAGACTCGCTCAGGACTACCAGGAAGAAGCAAGTAACAATGATTTTCTAAGAAAGCAAAATGCAGGCCTCTTAGAAGAAAATGGGCGTTTACTTTATCAGGAAATGACTATGGATTTTCGTCAGAATCCAAGAAAATGGAGGGCAAAGACATGACTGTTAGTCGTGACATGAGTGAGATGGAAATCCGTGTGTTAAACATGATCATGAATTGTGCTACTTTCGATTTGCCCATTCAAGCGAGCGAAATTCGCTTAGAAACTGGACTCTCGAAGCGTAAGCTGGAAGAGATTATCGAAAGCTTGCGTGTGAATTTTAGGCATCCTATCGTAGCTAAGAAGATGAAGCCAAACGGATACTACTTGCCACGAAGTGAGGAGGAGCGACAAGCTGGGCTTGCGCCTTATCGCAGACAAATCTTGACCGAGCAAAAGAATCTTGCTGCAGTGATGAATGTTGATCTAGAAAAATATTGGGGGAATAGCGCATGAGTGATGATTTTAGAATACCACCTCATGATCTAGTAGCTGAACAATCTGTTCTTGGAGCGGTATTTATCGCACCTGACACAATCATTTCGCTGGCAGATGAATTGCTCCCTGATGATTTTTATAAACCAGCTAACAAGATTGTATTTAAGACCATGTTGTCTCTCTTTAAAAAAGGTGAGCCAATCGATGCGACGACTATGGTCTCTGCTCTTACTAATCAAGGTGACATTTCAACTATTGGGGGCATCAACTATGTTGTCGAGTTGGTAAATTCAACACCAACTTCAAAAAATGTGGAGCACTATGCAAAACTTGTAAAAGAAAAGGCTACGCTCCGAAAAGTAATCGCTGACTTGTCTGATTCGCTCGCTAGTGCTTATCAAGGTGATGTGTCCATTGATGACATCATCGCAAAGACTGAAAAGTCGATGCTTGACATCAGCAATCAAAATACGAGCACTGGATTTCGTAATGTGGCTGATATCCTTGATACACATATGCAGATGGTCGAGACCCGCTCGCAAACAGATGGAGTTGTGACTGGTTTATCTACTGGATTCGTTGGACTGGACAAGATTACGACCGGTCTTCATGAGGATAATCTCATTATCCTTGCTGCTCGTCCTGCAATGGGGAAGACGGCACTAGCTCTGAATATTGCTCAGTATATCGCTGTAAAAGAGAAGAAGCCTGTTGCTATTTTCTCGCTTGAGATGGGGGCGGAAAGCTTGATTGAGCGGATGTTAGCATCCGAGGGTATGGTAGAAGGGTATCACCTAAAAACTGGGAATCTGAGTGTTGAGGAATGGAGTAGGCTAGTGCATGCACAAGGTAATCTCTATGACGCACCTATTTTTGTCGATGACACGGCTGGCATTCGCATCTCTGAGATACGGTCAAAGGCTCGAAAGCTTGCCCAGGAAATGGGAGGTCTTGGAGTCATTATCATTGACTACTTGCAATTGATCACTGGGACAAAAGGCGAGAATCGTCAGCAGGTGGTTTCTGAGATTTCAAGAGAATTGAAAATCCTAGCTAAGGATTTGAAAGTGCCTGTCATTGCCTTGTCGCAGTTGAGTCGAGCCGTTGAGCAGAGACAAGACAAGCGCCCAATGCTAGCAGATTTGAGAGAGTCTGGCTCTATTGAGCAAGATGCTGATATTGTAGCTTTCTTGTACCGTGATGCCTACTACCAGAAAGAGCAAGCTGACAGTCAGGAAGCGAATAATGTGACGGAGCTGATCCTGGAAAAGAATCGGCATGGTAGTTTAGGGACGGTTAAACTATATTTTCACAAAGAATACACAAAATTTTCAAGTGTGGAGGAGGAATAATCATGAAATATGAATGTTCAAATTGTTGTAAAGAAATTGAAGATATATTTTTCTTAGTACAGGAGAATCATGTAATTCTTGCATTGTTCAATGATGTTGAAAATTGCTTTTGTTCACAAGATTGTATCAATGATTTTTTAATGATTGACACAAAATATCTATCACATGGAGATTTTCCATATGAATTGGAGGAAGATGATGATTAAAAAAAGCGAAGTCACTGGCTTCTTATCATTTTTCAAATTTCCAAAGCCATTTATCTATGATGAGAAATATAAGACATTGAGCAATAACGCTAAAATGCTCTATATGCTTCTATTTGATAGGTTAGAACTATCTTTAAAAAATGGCTGGCATGATAAAGAAGGGAACGTCTTCCAGTACTACACAAATGAACAGTTGATGATTGACTTAAATTGCAATAGCAACAAGACGATTATCAAAATCAAAAAGGAATTGAAAGATGCTGGTCTAATGACGGAAGTCAGACAAGGGATGAACTTACCAAACCGTATTTATCTTGATGCTCTTAACGGAAGTGTAGAAAGTACATTTCAGGAAGTGCAAAAAGTACACCTTGGAAGTGTAGAAAATACACTTTCGGAAGTGCAAAAAGTACACACAATCAAGACTGAGAATACTAAGACTGAGAATAACAATAATAAATTATTGATTTGTAAAGAAGTTATTTCTTATCTCAATTTGAAAGCTAAGAAGAATTTTAAGGTTGACACTGCTAGTCATCAAAAATTTATCAAAGCAAGGTTAAAAGAGGGCTATGTCCTTGAAGATTTTAAAAAGGTTGTGGATATTATGGTCGCTAAGTGGAAAGGTACAGAGTATGAACAGTATCTACAACCTCAGACGCTTTTCGGAAATAAGATGGACAATTATTTAAACCAGTCTATGCCTCGCAAAGTTCACTCTTTTCAATCAGCAGTTGATGAAAGGCTAGGATTTTAGATGAAACAGTTTAAACAATTTAGAACTAGAACAGTTCTTGATGATGTCTGTGAAATCCATGGATGCCATCTTTGGTCTGTTAAGATTCCTATCAAGGGCAAGGTTGAGGAAATCAATCAATGTCCCGAGTGCGAGAAAGAGAATATCCGACGCTTTGAAAAGCAGCTGAATATGGAATCTGAAGTTAAAAGCAAGCTATCAGATACTTACGAGGTCTTTGCTCGAGATAGTATCGTTTCAAGCAAGCTGGCAAGCAAGTCGCTACATGACTATGAGATTCGAGTTGACATTGATGAAAATGCTATGAATTTTGTGAAGCGGTTGGAGCGTTGTTATGCGAAAGGTGAGACTGGAAATGCTATCATCACTGGGCCTTCTGGTGTTGGTAAGAGTCATCTGACCTATGGCTTTGCTAGATTTCTCAATGAGCAATTTAAGTCTTATGATGAACCTAAAAGCGTGCTCTTTGTGTCTGTTGTGACTTTGTTTGATAAGATTCGAGAAAGCTTTGAGTTTGACAATGGTTTTTCAGAAGCTAAGATGGTCAAGCTACTATCTGAGGTTGATTTTCTGTTTCTGGATGACTTAGGCAAAGAGAGTCGCAAGGCTGATACAAAGCGGAATGAGTGGGTGCATCAGATATTGTTCAAGATCCTGGATAATCGGACCAATACGATTATCAACACGAATTTGAGTAGCGAAGAAATCAAGGAGCTTTACTCAGACGATTTTGAGAATGGTGCTCTATCAAGTCGCATCTTTGAGGGAGCAACAGGCAGATGCTTTGTGTATCCTGCGGGTATGAAGGATAGGAGGTATTGATGAGAGAGTTTTTTAACAACGATTGTATGGACATCATGAAACAATATCCTGATGATTACTTCGGCCTAGCTATTGTTGATCCACCTTATTTTTCTGGTCCAGAAAAAAGAGAATACTATGGTCGAAAAGTTAGTCCGATTGGTGTCAATAGACTGTATGGCAAAACCTCAGAGTGGCAAATTCCAAATAGAGATTATTTTGATGAACTTTTCAGGGTATCTAAAAATCAAATTATTTGGGGTGTGAACTACTTTGACTATTCTTTTGGTTCTGGACGTATCGTTTGGGACAAAGTTAATGGTCATTCAAGTTTTTCAGATTGTGAGATAGCATACTGCAGCTTACATGATAGTACACGGCTGTTTCGCTATATGTGGAATGGTATGATGCAAGGCAAGTCAATATCTGAAGGCCATATTCAGCAAGGAAATAAGGTATTGAATGAGGTTAGAATCCATCCGACTCAAAAACCAATTAATCTTTATCTTTGGTTGCTACAAAACTATGCAAAAGACGGAGATAAGATTCTTGATACTCATGTCGGTTCAGCAAGTAGTTTGATCGCTTGTCAAGAATTAGGTTTTGAGTATGTAGGCTGTGAGTTAGACGGAGACATCTTCAACCTTGCTAAACAGAGGCTTGATGCTTATGAGAAGCAGTTGAAGTTATTTTAGGAGGTATTGATCATTAAAAAAATGACAGTTTGGGCGCTTTTTGATAGTGGAAATGGTTCTTACTTCAATGGCGCTAACTCTCTGAATAGTTCGGGGGGGGGCGAATATTGAAATCTATTCAATCGGAATGGATATAGAAAACAAGAACAATCATTTCATGAATCTGGACCTTGCTGATTACAAACGTTTATTTGGTGACAATACGCTCTTTGGTGAGTTAGACAAATTACCAAAACCTGACTTGATTATTGCTAGTCCACCATGCGAGTCCTGGTCAAATGCCTCTGCCATGGAAAATGGGAATGCGTGTTGGAAACGCAATGATGTGTCTGATAGCTTGTTCGCTCCACAAGTAAGACCTTCACCATTCACGATCAGGGCAAATCAGGATTACGAGTCAGCCTATATAAATTATCAGTACGACAGACAATTTTTAAAAAGGATCAATGGGGAGCTAACAGCTTTCAACACAATAGAAATCATAAAAAGATATAGACCACAATTTTGGGTTATTGAGAATCCAGCAGCTGATAGACTGTGGCCATACATTGAGGATATTATTGGATTCAGAATTCCATACAAAAACCTAGCTAGATACAATAATTATGATTATCCTTTACAAAAACGGACGATTTTTGGAAGCAATATTGAACTTAATCTTAAAAATAAAATTATCAAGCAGGATATCGAGTGGAAAAACTTCTCAAAATCATACAACGAGAGATCTAATATACCTGAAAAATTGGTGTCAGAAATATTCAAAAAAATTTACAAGGAGTTTAGTAAAGATGATTGAACTCTATTTCATTTACAACGGTCACCGCAAGATACTCATTGGGAGTTTCGACCACATACATAGCGCAATCAATGAACTAAAGAAACATCAGGCTAGTTATTCAGCAATCAGTCATCCACGATTTCGGAAAAGCATGAGTGGTGAGAACATCAGGATTGACTACGGAGCAGCTGATTGCTATTACTTAGCAACAAAATCAACGTGTCGCGAACCACGTTAAAAGCGAGCTAGAATATGCGTCAGACTTGGACGAATGGCGTATAAAGAATTTGCTAGCTCTTGTGTCTTTGAGCCATGAGGGGCAAGAGCTGGATTTTTAGAAAATAAGTTGGAGTTAGTGAAGATGATTGAAGATTTAAAGAAAAAAGTTAATGGAGTATACGGCTGGTCTATAGAAAACGGGAAGCCGAAACCTCCCAAGCAAGATTTACCACAAGCAGTGAAAGACCGGGCAGACTATTTCTGGGAAATGGCAGAAGATGGCATGACGTTTATAGGAGCGATAGAATGTATCTTCGCTGATGAAAAACCTACAGACTATGATTTGGGTGCTACTAAGGATTGGTTGCCAAAATCTAAGGAGTTTGATGATTGGGTTGGCTATTCACCAGGCATGTCTCAGTTAGTTATTGCAGTTTATTTGATTTATGGAGGACTTTGAAGATGAATAAGCAGGAATTGATTGAACGGATAGAAGGCTTAAAAAATCTTTTTGGCAACAAAGTAGAATGTATTGAGATAGAGGCGGTAATAGAACTTGTTTCTAAACTAGACGAACCGCATAAAGTCACAATCCCGCAATTTGTGGCGGATTATATAGAGTTTAAAAAGGCAAACAATTTTCATGTTTATGGGGCGATGAGAGTGATTGAAGATCATTACGATAAGAGAGTCCCTGAGTGGTTTTACGAAGGCAATATCGAAAAATTCTGTCTTGCTTGGATTCTAGGCTATGAGGTCGAGAAAGAGAAAAGATATATTGTAACTCTGAAATCAAGTGGACAAAAGTTGTACTATCACACTGAAGACGAGAATTATATTTTCTCTAGCTATGATGGAGTATTCTATTCAGAATATCATACTAAAACCGATCTAGAAGAAAATGGCATGAGTTGGGTGTTTGATTGCCCAGGGATTGAAGTTGAGGAGGTGGAGTGATGGAATCATTTGCACACTATTTTAACAAGCACATTGCTAAAAAGATCGAATTAGATGATATTACAATCATTGATTATCATAGTCCAGAATATAATCTAATGCATAATCTAAGATATATTTTCGACAAGAAAAATTCATCTCTAGCCATCACAGGTGATTTCGGTGAGTTGGTTGCAGTAAATTTTAATAATATGGGTAGTTGGGAAGATTTCTATAAGGATTTCACAAATAACCCAGGATATTTTATCGAAAAAATCAAAGCATCTAGTCGTAATCTTTTTGTTTTTGATGAAGAGGAAGCTAAAAAAATTATTCTTGAGTATTTCTTTGACAATAAGCAATATGAAGACTTAGACGAAAATGATCGATATTATTTTGATGAACTATTTGAATATTTCGATGATCGGTATGGATTCAAACACATTACTGATACTGTTCGAGAATTCTTGAGTGAACAAGATTCAGAATACTATGAGACTCTTGAATTCGCTGGTAAAAAAGTGTCTGAAATAGTATTTCTATATTTGGATGCTTATAAAAGAGCGTATGAATCAATAAAAAATGAGGAGGTGGAGTGATGTCATGTAGTGAAAGTTTAAAAAAAGAAAAAGAATTGACTGCTGCTATTTCAAATCTCAAGATAGAAGTCTTACAAAATGATGATAAATTGAGCAGTCAAACATTGAGCAACATCAAAAGGCAAGCAAGGGATCTATACGAGTGCCTAGTATGGTTGCAGTATGCTGCAGAGGAGGCAGGTAGATGAGTTATGATTTGGAAATCTTAGGAAAAATAGAAAGCGGACAATATATCTGCATTGATGAACCTAAATATAGTTCTCCAACTTACAATCTTGGAAAAATGTTCAGGGTGGCTATGGATTGGGATTTCGACCAAGGTACCATTTACAATGTCGCTGATATTTTTGAAAATATTCAACGTGGTATATCTGAGTTAGAACGAAACCCTGAAAAATATGTACAGTATGAACCTGAAAATAAATGGGGAACGGTCGATGGTGCATTAGATGTTTTGAGATCGTTAAGGGACTGTATTTTAGAACAAGACATTGATACGAAATATTTATATGTGAGGTGGTAAAAGTGAAACGACTAAACAGATACCCTTACACACGAAGTCAGTGGGTTGAAGAAACCGCTGATTATTATACATATGCAGACGGTATTTATTTTACAAGTCATGTTTTAAAAAACAGACTCACTAGAGAAATTAAGAGCAAGGAGATGAAATAGTGATTATCAAGGATTACAAATATGATTGTTCAAGTGGTAGAATCTGCTACACAATTGGTGTTGATGGCTATGAATTAGCCGTGGAACATACTAAGACAGAATATGGAAGTGTCCAAAGAGATGATATTGATGATTTCTTGGGTACGGTCGAGGAATACGATTTTCAAGAAGCTGAGATGATTGAAGCATTCGTTGACTTTCAAAATGATTTGCTCTTGTATGGAATTGATTTTGAATTGAGAAATGAGGTCACAGATTGAAACGATTCATAGCTATCTGGATTCTACTATCTGCTGGACTAAACATCTGGCAGATGGGCAGGATTGCAGAACTAGAAGCAAAGCGTCCGATGCTCATCTACAAGGCAGATAATGCAGGGGCTGAAATATTCGGTAAGGTCCTTGATAAAGGACGACACGGCAAGCTATACACACTTACGATTCGTGATTACGGGGTGTTCGTGGTTACGAAGGAAGTGTATGAGAAGGTGAAAGTTGGGGATGAGGTGAGGTTATAATGGACGATATTTTAAAAGCTTTAGCTAAAATGCTAAATATGACAGTTGAGGAAGTGAGTTCTTTACTTGAAACATTTAAAGGGAATGCCCCGCAGATTTATGAGATGATTATCAAGGAAAAAATGATGCATGATATATTTAGTTTACTTGAAACTGTTTCGTTTGCAGCGTTGTTCGTTTCTGTTATTCTTTTAGTATTTTTCTTGGTTATGAACTTTCGCTACGATACTGCATATATTAGTAGTTGGGATGTTCCTCAAGGCAAAACAAAAGAAGAGTACAAAAGAGAGTTAATCGCTCAGGCTAGGGAAACTTATGAACCTATTATAAAAATTAGTTTTATTACATCAAGTGTAATTTTAATGTTATGGATTACTTCGATTGTTTTAAAAATAACTCTAGCTCAAAATTATATATTCATTGTGAATGAAATTTTACCAAGATTAACAAATAAATAGGAGCTATTATGACTACACTACAAAATGTAAAACAATGGTTTATTGACCGTGACCTTGAAAACGGTGGACGACTAGATAAGCAGTCATTAAAACTTAGCGAAGAGTTCGGAGAGTTATGTGCAGGCTATCTCAAAAAGAATGAGCAGTTAACCAAGGACAGTATCGGAGACTGTGCAGTCGTGATTGTTGGTCTGGCCTTGCTGATTAAAACTGATGTGCATAAGATTTTTGAGGAATCGTGCTTTGTAAAAACCGGAGATGTGATGGAATGTTTCAAATGGCTGAATACTAACATTAGTAATTTTCAATCGTATCAGAATTCAAGATACGAGAAAATGTGTCAATATAGTTTAATGTGTTCAATAGGCTACCTGAAATCAATCAGCTATGCACTCGGTTATAGCTTTGAAGAATGTTTTGAACTAGCCTATCAAGAAATCAAAGACCGTAAAGGTCGCTGGATTGACGGAACTTTCGTGAAAGAGGAGGATTTATAAAATGAAAAAACTAGGTATTGTTTTAGGTGCTGTATTTGTAATCGTTGTATCGCCATTTGTGGTTCAGTATGGTTGGAATGAAATCATCACAACGATTGTCCCAGTTGGTAAAATTACAGTCTGGCAAGCATTAGGGATGGATGCACTACTATCTTTCATCTGGCCTGTGCTATCTAGCAAAAAAGAATCTGAAGAGGATTATTCATATGCTGTAAAAAGTAGTATTTCAAAAATCATTACATGTGCATTTTTAATTTGGTTGGCTAGTTTGTTTATCTAAGGAGGATTTGGCATGATACCAAAAAATGAATTGGATTTGATAATGTATGAAGCCTGGAAATTCAACGAGGAGATGGAACATGAGAATCAAAACATCAAATGACTCTATAATCAACGTTGACAACGTGAAACGTAGCATCACAATTGAAGGAGTTGAGTTTGGTTCAGATTGTAATGCTTTGGTATCTAAGAACAAAGACGGTACAGGAACAATTACTCTGATATTTGAAGGGGAAATTATTTGAAAGATGCAAGGAGATTTGCAAGATGCAGCTAAGATTAAAAGAACTTAGAGAGGATCTATGTCTCTCTGTCAAAGATATGGCTAGGGATACAGGTGTTTCTCAAAATACAATTCATCTGTATGAACGCGGCGGACACCCGTCTATTAAGCAAATTGAAATGATTGCTAAAACCTATGATGTGAATCCTGCATGGTTAGTTGGATGGATAGATGATGAAATGCAACCTGCAATTCAGGTAGTTGAGAAAATCATCTACAAAGAAAGTCCAACGGCAAGACTGCCGGATTATCACAATAACAATAACGACGGCAAGATTATCAAGTGGGTAAAAACCAAAAAATACATGGGAGGTAAGGTTTGGTAATAGATATCAAAAAAAGATTAAAGGCTCTGCCGTATATTGACATCAAAGCTAAATCAAAACATCAGGAAATAATCAGTTTGAAATCAGGCATTTTAAAAGGGCAGGTGTTTGATAGTATGCCCAAATCAAAAAGCAATAAGAATCAGTCTGAGGAATTGAATGTATTGATTATTGACAAGTCAGATCAGCTCTATCGAGAAATTCAAGGTTTATACAAGGAGCGCGACGATCTTGTGCAAGCTATTGAGTCACTCGATGATCCAGTGGAAAACATTGTGATGCGTCTACTGTATATTGATGGACTTTCCTGGAAAGAGGTTCAAATTAAACTAAACTGCAGTCAAGCTACTGTTCAACGTGCAAAACATAAAGCATTGCTAAAATTATCTAAAAAATATGATAAGAATGATAGCAAATGATAATTTTAAAGTGATAAATTAGTATCATGAAGAATAGCAGAGAGAACCTCTGCTTTTTTTGTGCATTAAAAAGGAGGTGAGGATATGTGGTAGTTGTTGAACCAATAAGAAATAGAGATGATGTTCAGCTTATGATTGAATGGCTGACGTTGCATAGCGCAGTCAAAGAGTCAGATAGACAACGTAACCTCATGCTCTTCCTTTCTGGTGTTAATTTGGGATTTCGTATTGGTGATATCGTTAAACTGAAAGTAAAGCACGTTAAAGGTTGGCATGTCCAGATCGTCGATGAAAAGACAGACAAGCCAACCAAACGAAAGATGCCAAAGAAATTCAAGAATGCCATGAGGCAGTACATTAAAGACAAGAAAGATGAAGATTTCCTCTTTCCAAGCAGAAACGGAAAACATCAGCACATAAAACCTAACACAGCTTATAAGATCATCAAGAAAGCTGCTGAAGAAGTTGGTCTAGAAAATATAGCGACTCACTCAATGAGAAAGACCTTTGGTTTATTTATGTACGAGCAAACCAAGGATGTCGCTCTGATAATGGACCTACTAAACCACTCAAGCCAGAGTATTTCACTACGATACATAGGCAAAAATCAAGATTCACAAGACAGAGCCATGACGAAGTTTCAAGGCTTTTAATTTTTTTATTTTAACATCAATTCATTGTTTTGAGGTTATGATGATTTCATTCTACACATGCAAGATAAACGCTTGATAAATCTGACTTAAAACTCATGTAGCGAATTCACTAGAATATGTAAAACAAGGAATTGAGAGAGCAAAAACAAAGGAGTTTACATAGTTATGAAAGGTGAGTTGCAGATGAGATTTCTAGGAATAGCAGATGTTGAGGAAGGACTAGGAATATTCACAATCGAAGAAGATTGTTTTAAAAAGAAATTTGCTTCTAAAAATATTTTCTTCTCTCCTTCCGAATGGAAAAATATTAGAAATCAACTTTAAACATTTATGATTGATGTAAGTACTAGAGCTGCACGAGCATTATTTTATACATCACAAGCTTGGAGAATTTTGAGAGAGCAAGCACTTGAACGTGATCACTACGAATGCGTTTGGTGCAGAGAAGAAGGCAAAGTTACAACAGAGAACCTAGAGGTTGACCATATCAAGGAACTAGAGTTCTATCCAGAGTTCGCTCTTGATCTCGACAACCTAAGAACTCTTTGTAAGGGATGTCACAATAAACGTCACGGCCGTTTTCAATTTCGAAAATCAAAAAGATTGATTGAGAAAAATTTCAGAACAGATGAATTTTGGGGATAATAACACCCCCCCAGTCAAAAAAATCCAGTATTTTTAAGGTTTTGGGAACCGGTGGGAGGGGTTAACTGTCCAAATTTTTAACTAAAAATTAAAGGGGGTGGGGGGTAATGGAAGAATACTCAGAAAAAAATATAAAAGAATTAGAAAATCAGCTACTTTCTAAAATCGGCTATTTTAGTCCTAGAAAAAAGGATGCGGTTCAGTATGAAAAAGTCAATCGCTATATCTATCTTGTCAGACTTCTCTATGAGCTGAAAGCCAAACTTCATGAAGATGGATTGGTCATCACGGTTCACAACGGGCAACAGAGATTCCAAAAAGCGAATTCTCTCATCAAGGAAATCAACACAACCAGCAATCAGCTTTTGGCTATTGAGCGGTCGTTTGATTTTGAGGTGGAAAACTCGCCTGTTGAGAAACCTACGTCTGGAAGTGATCTGTTATGATTTCTCATCCGTTGGTTGATGACTACATCAAAATGGCCGAGAGTGGAGAAATCGTCGTCAACAAAGAAAGAAAGCTGCTGTTTAAAATTATCAAGGAGAAAATCTATCCTCGTGATGATTTGTATTTTGATAATGACTTGATTGACAAGTTCATTCGCTTTGCGGAAAAGAACTTTTTCCCTCTGGCTAAGTACCAACTTTTTTTGGTTCCATTTATTTTTCTTTTTCGGAAAGAGGATGGGGAGCCACACTTTGACGAGTATCTATACACTCTCGCTCGTGGGGGCGGTAAGAATGGTTTTATGTCCGCAAGGGATGGTTTTTTTATCAGCCCTATCTATCCAATCAGAGATTATGATGTGACTATCACTGCTAACTCTGAGAAACAGGGTAAGGTTTCGTTTGAGGAGGTCTATGAGACTATCCAAAGGAGAGGTCTTGAGGACCATTTCTATCTAACTAAAATGTCTATTACAGGTCGAGCGAACAACTCGGTCTTTTCTTTTCGGACGAATAATCCGAAGACTATGGACTCTGCTCGTGATGGCTGTCTTGAGTTTGATGAAATTCACCAGTTTGAAGATGATAAGGCTGTTAAGGTTCAACGGTCTGGTCTTGGTAAGATTGCTCATGCTCGGACTTTCTACAACGGTACGAATGGATATGTGCGTGAGGGGTTCTATGACAAGCTGATAGAGAAGTCTATGCAGATCTTGAATGGAGAGGTTGATGATTTCAGGCTCTTCCCTTTCATCTGTAAGTTAGACAGTGCGGATGAGGTTGACGATATGAGGAACTGGTCAAAAGCAAATCCGATGTTGGATGAAAGCACTCCTTATGCTAAGAGGTTGCTTGCTAGAACTAAGGCTGACTATGATGATCTTGTGTTGGAACCATCTGGCCGTCAGGAGTTCATGACTAAACGGATGAACCTTCCTGAAGCTGACCTTGAGAAAGATGTGACTTCTCGAGAAAAGTTAGTTGCTTGTTTGCGTTCTCCTGGTATTGACTTGAAAGGTCGGTCATGTGTGGCCGGCTTTGACTATGCGAGCATCCGAGACTTTGCGAGTGTTGGTTTGCTCTTTAAGAATGGTGATGAGTTCATCTGGAAGCAACATTCATTTGCACGGAAATCATTTTTGAAAGCTTTCAAGCTAAAAGCGCCTATTGAAGAATGGGCTGAAAAAGGTCTTTTTACAATCGTTGATGGTCCGAGTATTGATCCTAGACTTTTGATAGCCAAGCTGGAAAAATGGAGAAATCTTTATCAGATTGAGCTTGTATGTGCCGATGGTTTTAGAATGGATTTGTTAAAACCGCTTTTGGAAGAGGCTGGGTTTGAATATGAGTTCTTACGGAATCCAGGGGCGATTCAGTCTAAGGTTGCACCAATCATTGAAGATGGATTTGCAAATGAGCGTTTTATCTTTGAGGGCGATAACTCTATGATTTGGTATACGGATAATACCTACGTCAAAGAGGACAAGGATGGCAACAAGCGTTTCTTGAAGAAAGAACCTGTCAGAAGAAAGACGGATGGTTTCCATGCTTTGATTGCTGCTCTTTACAAGAGGGAGCTGGTGCAAGAGTCGAATGTTGGGGAATTCCTTGACATGATTGATAGTTGGGATTTTTAATCTAAGAATAAATTTTGGGTGGGTGGTCGGCAGAAACTAAAAGAAAGGAGGTTGCAACATGGGGTGGCTTGACATTTTCAAAGCTCGGAAGGAAGTGATTACTGGTTTTGATTTTGATGATTTAGAGCGAATTTTTGGGAGCCTTTATCTCAAAAGTTTAGCTGTAGATAAATCAGCTGAATTTGTAGCTCGTATCTTTGCAAAGTCTGAGTTTCGCTACATGGTCAAAAACAAGCACGAACGCTCTAATTGGGATTATCTTTTAAATGTCCGTCCGAATCGCAATGAGTCTGCTTCAGAATTTTGGCAAAAGGTGATTTATCGTCTATTGACGAAAAATGAAGTACTCATCATCTTGTCAGATGATGATCAACTATTAGTCGCTGATAGTTTCACTCGAAAACGATATGCAGTCTATGATGATACTTTTGAAATGGTATCTGTGCGAGACTATACGTTTCAGCGAAAGTTTGCTATGAGTGATGTGATTTTTTTGCAGTACAACAATAATCGACTGCAAGAATACATGAGCGACTTATTTGCAGACTATGAAAAGCTACATAGTCGCTTAGTTGAGGCTTTAGGTCGTAATAATCAGATTCGGGGCATTCTTAACACTAAGACAAACGGTACCTTTAACGAGGAAAGACTTAGGCAGATGCAAGAATATGCCGATGGTCTATTCAAATCATTTACTAAAAAATCAGTGGCTATTGTTCCAGCTCAAAACGGTCTGGACTACAACGAATTGACAAACACGGTTGGGACTTCGAATCTGTCTGTTGATGAGTTGAAAAAACTTCGAAGGCAATTTGATGATGAGGTTGCTGATATATTGGGTATCCCAACTGCATTGATGCACGGGGATATGGCTAATCTAGAAAACAGTCAGAAAATGTTTACTAGTTATTGCTATAAATCTCTAGTGAAGAAGGTATCTGATGGACTGAATCATGCCATTGTTGGTCCCGATGCTTATTCTGGGGAACATTTCTTTGCCATTGTTGGAGAAGGTCAGAGGGATAAGTTTGCTTTGGCTGAAAACATTGATAAGTTAATTTCCTCTGGAGCAATGCTGATCAATGAAGTCCGAGCGGAGCTAGGACTTGAGGCGGTTCCTTGGGGTGACAAACCAGTCATGACTAAAAATTATCAGATTGGTAAGGAAATAGAGAAAGGAGGTAAAAAAGAAGATGAAGGTAATTCCAATTAAAGGAACAATTATCTCAAATAACAGCAAGTGGATCTACGAGTTATTTGAGAGGGAAGCTACTGCACCAAAAGACATTGTATTGCCGGAAACTGGAGAAGATGTAGAAATTCACATTAACTCTGGTGGTGGAGATGTTTACGCTGGTAGCGAAATCTACACAGCTTTACGCGCTTACTCTGGTCGAGTAACCGTCAAAATCGTAGGTATTGCAGCAAGCGCTGCTAGTGTCATTGCTATGGCCGGTGATTCTGTTGAAATCAGCCCAACTGCTCAAATCATGATTCATAATGTATCCTCTGGCGTTTATGGAGATCATAACGCTTTAGAGCATGAGGCAGCTGTGTTGAAAGGTTTTAATAAGTCTATTGCGAGTGCTTACGTCCATAAGACAGGGAAAGCATTGCCTGACTTGTTGGAACTGATGAATCAGACTACTTGGTTTGACGCGGAAGCAGCTGTTGAGAATGGTTTTGCGGATAAGGTGATGTTTGCGCAAGAGGTTGCGCCACTCTTAGTAGCGAGTGAAACGCCAATGATCCCACAAGACTTTATCGAGCGGATGCAGGCTACTATGACTCCTGATGTAGACAAGATTGCTGAGCTAGTGGCTCAAAAACTGGCAGAGCATGAGCCAGAAAAAGTGAAAACTGAAAATAAGAAAGCGGCTGAGCCTAGTGGTTTCGGTCGTTTTGCATTTTAAGAAAGGAAAATTTAAACATGATGAAATTATCAGATGAATTCAAAACAGCTCGTCAGAACTTTCTGGATGCTGTTACAAACAATGAACCCGCTGAAAAGCAAGGAGAACTTTATGAGAAGATGCTTAACGCCATTCTGGATGAAGCAAAGAAATCAGCTCGTGAGGAAGTAGATGGCCTTGTTGCAGTAAGTCCATTTGATGAAAAACTGTCTCTTCGTGAACGTGAATTTTTCAACAATTTGGACAAAAAAGCTCCAGGAAAAATTGAAAAGTTCTTCCCACAAGAAACAGTTGACCGTATCTTTGAAGATATGGTACAAGAACATCCATTGCTTGAACATATTGGACTCCGTAACGGTGGCCCTCGTTTGAAGTTCCTTAGCTCTACTACAACAGGTGTAGCAGTTTGGGGGAAAATCAACGATGAAATCAAGGGTCAATTGACTGCTGGATTCGGTGAAGAAGAAGCTATTCAGAACAAATTGACTGCCTTTGTTGTCCTTCCAAAAGACACAGAAAAGTTCGGACCTGGTTGGCTTCATTCTTTCGTATCTGCCCAGCTTACAGAAGTTTTCGCTGTTGCTCTTGAAGCAGCCTTTTTGAATGGGGATGGAGATGAAAAACCAATCGGTTTGTCTCGTACTTTGACAGGAACGGTTGCGGCAGGGAAAACAACATACAATGCTAAGACATCATCTGGTGATGTAACTCTTGGAGCAAAAGGAAAGACGACTGAAGAAAAAGCTAACATCACGATCAATGAATTCAAAGAAATTTACAAATACCATTCCACTAAAGCAAACGGGAAACCTGTAGTAACTCGTGGAAACATGGTTATCGTTGTAAATACGAGCGATGAACTTGACTTTACAACTCAATTCACCACTCTGAACGGACTTGGTGTATTTGTAACAAATCTTCCATTCAATCCAATTGTAATCCCATCAATTGCTCAAGAAGCAGGTAAAATCACTACTTTTGTGAAAGGGCGTTACGATGCAGTTATTGGTGGTGGAATTGAATTTGATACTTTTGACCAAACTCTTGCTTTTGACGATCTCAATCTTTACACTGGCAAACAATTTGCATATGGGAAACCACATGATGAAAAAACCGCTGCGGTTTGGACCCTAAAACTTGGTAAAGACTAAGGTGTTGCTTTATGGAGGAGACAAAAGAACTTCACCCACTCCTTAAAGCATTTAAGGAGCGGATGAGGATTTTTCACAGTGGAGAGGATAATAACCTCTCCCTTATGTTGGAAAGTTCTGAGTCAGCCATCCTCAGTCTGGTCGGTAGTAATGACTCTGCCAATCCACGAGTGAGAGAACTGATCCTAGAACGTGCTCGATATGCCTATAATGACCAAGTTGAGTTTTTTTATGGGAACTTTCAAGGAGATTTGATGGCATTGTCACTAGAAAATTACAAACCGGAGGAAAAACATGATTAAGGTTTTAAAAGGCTTTTACGACATCAAAGAAGGGGTATTTCGTTCCGTTGGTCAAGAATTTGAAGCGTCAAAAGAGCGCTTCGATGAAATCAACGAGGCGCTGCCTGACTTTGTTGATTGGGAAGAAAAAACTACAGAAGTAACAGAAACATCACCATACTATGTATAATCGCCCTAGCTATCGCTACAAGAAGCCAGAGGCTCAAAACGGAGACCTAAGAACCCCCTTGACTTTCTATACTTCTAAAGTCGAGGAGGGGCTTCATGGTCGTGATGTGAGTCATGAGAAGGCTTTTTACACAATGGGGCAAGTTTACTCTCCTAGTTTCAAAGATATTGAAATCGCAACTGGGAAGTCTATGAAAGCTAAGATGACTCTGAAAATTCGTGACCCTTTGTCTGATTATCAGCCGAAGAATGAGCATTTTGTCGAAGTTAGCGACAGCCGGCTCAGTGGTGAAAAATGGCAAATTATCGATGTGCGTCCTGATTTTGATAATCGGGATTTTTTGATAGTCATTATCGGTGGTGGTCAAGATGTCTAGTGGAGCAGAATTAAGAGGCTTTGACGATGTTCTTAGAAACCTTGAAGCCCGTCTTGGTGACACAAAGGTCAAACGTGCTACAAGCCGAGCCTTGACAGCAGTTGCAAATGAAACCTTAGAAGAGTTTAAAGGTGCTTTGCAAGTCTACAAAGATACTGGAGCAACTATTGAAAGTGCTACTGTTGGGCGAGTGACGGGTCTTGCTGCTGGTGTCCCTGTTGTGAAAATCGGTTTTGGTGAAGGGTCTCGTTGGCGCTTGGTTCACTTGAATGAGTTTGGGTATTTCAAAAATCCACATCCAAGAGGTTTCGGTGTTATTAGACGCTTCTCAGAGGCTCATGCTAAGACCTACAAATACAGAATGGCTAGTCATTTGAAGATAGGAGGGTTTTAGATGGTCAAAGATAAATTCAATGAACTCTATGAGGCTTTGAAAAAAGATGAGTCTTTAGCTGGAATCAGCATCAAATCTTTTAATCGTCCTGACTCGCTACCAAGCAATGAGACAAGTATCGTCATTAGACCAGTTGGTCCGCCGATGCAGACGGATCATGGTAGTAATACTAGTTTGTCTAAGACATTTCTCTATCAGGTCAATGTAGAGTCTAAAAACTATATGGAGTGCAAAGAACTCCAAAGAAAAATTGAAAAGATTATGGAAGACCAGGGATTTTATCAAACCGTTGGTGGTTTGGATGAATGGATTCCAGAAATCAAACGCTATGTAGACGCTCGAACCTACAAGGGTCAGAGTGCTCTATATGAAGAATACTAAATTAAAGAAAGAGGTGCTATAAATGGCATTGGTTGGTTTTAAACGTATGACAATTCGTGTGTTGGATGGAAATGCTAATCCGACACTGGGAGAAAACCTTTTTGTAATTGAAGGCCAAACCGGTAAAGGTGCGACTCGTACCGCTAAAATTTCAGGTCTTGCAAGTGATCCAGTAAAAACATATGGTAGTGATGTCGCTTACCACGTATCAAACCGTGGTGTTGGCGATGTGAAGATGGAACTGACTGCGGTTGATATTCCTTCAACAGTACTCGCTAAAATTCTAGGACATCAAGTCAAAGATGAAATTATTGGTATTGGCGCTGATACAGTTGCTCCATACTGCGCTGTTATGCTTGAGTCTCAGACTGCAAATGGGACTCAGGCACAAGTCGGATTCTTCAAAGGACAATTCTCAATGGACGCTGAAGAACTTGAAACGCTTAAAGATAAGCAAGAAGAACTTCCAGATGACAGCTTGAGTTTCGCTGCTATTGCAAGTGATGACACTGAAACAAATGGTCTTTACTATGTGAAATACATTGGTAAAGATGATACTAAGCTCAAAAAATTCAAAGGGCAACTTAAAATGGTTGCCGCAGGGTAGGAAGAGGGCGCAAGCTCTCTTTTTATCTTTTTTCTAGAAAGGAAAGTATATGGCTAAGGTTAAATTTTTAATTAAAAATGAGAAAGGTCAAGATGTTCAAAAGACCAGTAAGGAAATTACTACTAAGGACTATCGTGACTACCTGATTCTCAACGAAGCACTATCTTCTGACTTGTCTGAAGTTGAAAAGCTAGACAAGCAATTGGAATTTATCGCCTCACTGTTTGAAGATTTGGAAGTGGAAGAACTTTTGAAATACACAGATATGGCGGATATTTTTGCGGTATTTGCAGACATCTACTCTCATCTGGTGGGTGATGTTGACCCAAAGGAGAAAAAATAAAGCCAAGTGAAGCACTAAAACGGTTTTATAGCTTTGTCAAGCAAGCTACTGAGGGCCCTTATAGCATGAGTATCCGTGATGTCATGGATACTAGCTGGGAGGACCTGATGGGCGTTCTTGGTGAAACTGAATCTGCTAAAGCTGAGGAAGTCATGGATCTTGCTGACTTTCTAGAAATGATTTAAAAAGGAGGATTTGAATGGCAGGTGGAACGCCGTTAGGTCAAATGTATATCGAGCTAGGGCTGGACGTGTCGAAGTTCAATCCTACTCTAAATGGTGCTAAGAATGCGGTTAAATACTTTCAAAGCAATGTAAAGGCGCTAGACAGCTCCCTTAAAAATAATGGGAAAAACACAGACTTGCTTCAAACTAAGTATAAGACACTTGGGCAAGCGATTGAAGCTCAAAGAAAAGTCTTGGACCAGATGAAGAAAAGTTTTGATACTCTCGAACCTGGTACAGCTAAGTTCGACAAGGCTGCTGCTGAGATTGAGCGTGAGAATGCCAAGTTGGCAGCAATGGAAGGGCAACTCCGTAATGTGCAACAAGCTCTGATTGCAGTTGGTAAGGAGAATAGCTTTGCGAACCGTATCAATAAATTTGGAGACGGCCTTATCAAAAGCGGCGATAAAATCAAGACTTTTGGTGATAACGTTTCGAGCTTGGGAGGTAAGTTGACTACTGGCTTAACCCTTCCTTTGGTTGCTAGTGTTGGACTTGTCACGAAAGCTGCGTCTGACTATGAATCTGCTTTTGCAGGTGTTAAGAAAACGGTAGATGAGACTGCAACCGTATCCTACAAAAACTTATCTGACGGTATTCGTCAGATGGCTAAAGAATTGCCAGCGAGTGCGGTGGAAATCGCAAATGTCGCAGAAGTTGCTGGTCAGTTAGGTATCAAGGCAGAGGATATCCTTACATTCTCGCGAACCATGATTGATATGGGAGAATCAACGAACTTGAGCGCCGAAGAAGCTGCGACAGCCATTGCTAAGATTGCGAATATTCTCGGTCTAACATCGGACGAATATGGACGGTTTGGGGCATCTGTTGTTGATTTGGGTAACAACTTTGCGACAACTGAGCGTGACATCGTTGAGATGACAAATCGTTTGGCGGCTGGTGGTAAGCTGGCTGGTCTAACTGCTCCAGATATCCTTGGTCTTGCTACTGCGATGAGTTCGGTTGGTATTGAGGCTGAGGCTGGTGGTACCGCTATGACTCAAACTTTGACGGCTATTGGTAATGCTGTTTCATTGACAGGTAAGGGCGCAGCAGCTGACTTGAACCTCATTGCCAAAACTGCTGGAATGACCTCAGAGGAATTCCAGCAGGCCTGGAAAGAGAAACCGGTCGTTGCTTTGCAATCCTTTATCAAGGGGCTCAAGGATGCACAAGAAAAAGGCGTTAACATGAACGCTATTTTGATGCAACTTGGAATGACGGGTATCCGACAAAGTAACATGCTGAAATCCTTAGCTCTGGCCTCTGATAAAATGGGCGATGCTGTGGATCGTTCAAACAAGGCTTGGAAAGAGAATACTGCTCTGACAAATGAAGCTAATAAACGATACGAGACAACAGAATCTCAACTGAAGATGTTCAAGAACCAGGTAACTGACTTGGCTATTGAGTTTGGTGGGCCACTTCTAAAGGCTCTCCGTGACGGTCTAAAAGCTGGGAAACCTTGGATTGACATGCTAGCTGAAATGGCTAAGCATTTCAGTTCCATGTCTGAAGAGGAGCAAAGAAATGTTCTAAAATGGGCAGCGTTAACCGCAGGAGCTGGTCCAGCGTTAACACTTTTTGGAAAAGGTATTGGAATCGTAGGAGGCTTGACAAAAGGAATTGGCTGGCTTACTAAAGGGACTGGTAAAGCGATCGGTGGCATGAATTTAATGTATAAGACTTTCCAGGCCTTTAGAACAACCGGGAATCTATCATCTGCCTTTAAATTGGCTTCTGGTGGAGCAGTTGCGCTCGGGAATGCGACTGCATCAGCTTCAACTTCAACGGGACTTCTAACAACATCAATGGGTACGCTTGCGAATCCTCTTGGTTTAATAGTCGGAGGTCTTGGTCTTACTACCGCCGCACTTGTTTATCTTGGAAACGAGAAAGACAAGGCTCGCATCAAGACTGAAGAGTTTGGTTCTCAGTTGAGCGATACCGCTCGTGGAGAATTGCGAAGTTTTCAAAAAACTGTTGATGAAACCAGTACGGCTGTCGCAAACTTCGGTACTCATGCTGGAGATGCCGACAAGGTCTCTGGAGCCTTTAAAAAACTTTATGAAGAAATAGCTACTGCTGCCGATAAGACCAACAAACGAATGGAAGAGTTGGGCGCCAAGTGGGGCCTTAGTGAGGACGATATTGCCAAAGCCAAGGAAAGAAACGGTCAGGTTGTCTCTAATACTGAGGCCATGATGAATCAAATTAATGAGATTTATCAACGTCATAACGGAGATGCGAGCAAGTTCTCTCAAGAGGAGAAAGAAATCATCCTGAACAATCAGAATGAGATGATCAAGGCAAAACTCTCAATGATGAGTTTGTCAGCTGATCAGCAGAAGGCTGCTTTACAAGCTTTAAATGGCGATGTCAGAAGCCTGAATGAAACACAATTGAAGCATACTAAAGATGTTTTGAAGCAAGCACTTGATGAGGAGAAGAAACTCTACGAAAATTCAAAAAGCGAGCTGAAAGAGTTGCTAGATGGAAAGGCTATTGACCATGAGACTTACAACAAGAAACTGCAAACTCTAGAAGCAAACCACACTCAAACGATGGAAGCTCTGGGAAGTAAGTATTATCAGGTCATGCAAAATCTCGATGCAAAGGTGAAAGCTCGAACCGGGCAAAGTTGGAACTATTGGGAAGAAGCCAAGAAAGTTCTGGAAGAGTACGGCCTGTCTTATGAAGAAATCGGGAAGAAAGCTGCTGAAGCTTCTCAAAAGGTAGGTAATTCGCATAGCATCCTTGCTAACTATACTAGTGAAATGAGCAAGGAAGTGAAAGAGGCTAACGATGCCTGGTCATTGTTGGTCGGTAACATTGATAAGAATGGAAATTTCCAAGTTAAATCCAATGTTAAGGAAGTTATCGGAGAGGCTGCCAAATCTGCGGAAGGTTGGGAACAATTGCAGTTTATCGCTAAGACTGCGGATATCAACTCAAACGCTCGTGTGACTATAGCCGAGGCTCTTGTCGAATCTGGCAAATGGAAAGACATGACCCTCGAAGAGAAACAAGTAATTGTCAAGAACCAAGCTGGACTACAAGCCATCTTTGATAGTGAAACCCATCTTAAAACATGGAACAGTATGCCAGCTAAAGTTAAAGAACTCCTCATGAAAAATGCCGATGTCATGAACAAGGCAGAGGAAGCTTCTAAGGCTCTATCTAACTATGAATCGCTCACACCAAAACAGAAAGAGTTGCTGGCCAATGATGAGAGTATCCAAAAAGCAGTTGCTCGTTCTACTGATACTTTGACAACGTGGAATGCGACCACACCGTTTACAAAAGATTTGAAGGCAGATCCTACGAATGTTTTGAACAATGGCCAGTTATCTATCGATAAGATTACGGCTTGGAATTTTGCATCTGCTGAGACTAAGTCTCTGGATGCGGTGGATAATACGAGCGCAGCTGTCGGAAGTGCGATTTTGAGTGTTAATTCACCCAAACAAGAAGCTCCTATCAACTTGTTTGCTGCTGACCAAACGGGCGGTGTGCGAAATGAGACGAGTGCTGCTATTAACGCTATCAAGCAGTACGACCCAGTGAATATCCTTGCTAAAAATGGCACTAATGACACTGTCAGCGAGGTCAAAAGTGGCGTCAATGGCATACAAGATAAAACTGTTACTATTAACGCCCGAGATAATGCATCAGGTGTTCTTTCAGGTATTAAGAGCTGGATTGATAGCGTGACCGGTAATTTCTTTACGAATATCTTTGCGAGCAAACATGCCCACGGGACTAACTATCACCCGGGCGGTCTTGCTATCGTCAACGACCAAAGGAACAGCAACTATAAAGAAATGGTTACTCTGCCGAATAGTCGGAGTTTCATCCCACAAGGTCGGGATGTCCTACTCCCTCTTCCAAAAGGTTCTAAGGTCTTGCGAGCTGATAAGACTAGACGTTTGATGCGTGAGATGGGTGTTCCGAAATACGCTTCTGGTATCGGGATTCCGAGCGATGCGAAATTCCTCCGTGAAATGGAAGAAGCGCAACGTAATATCACAATTCAGACTGCAAGTGTTCAGAACGGGCAAGGTACAGACAAAATCGTGTCTGAGATGGCGATTCTGAGAGCGAGTTTAGAAAAATTGCTTACTGCCATCCTCAACAAGGACACAAACGCTTATCTGGACAGCTCAAAAGTTACGGATATTGTTACTAAGACTCAGAAAGAGCGTGAGAAAATGCTACTAAGAATGAAAGGGGTAATTGAATGAGCGAAGTGACTATGCGTTTTAATAAAACAGATTTACGAGAGTTTATTCAAATCCATGACATCCAACGAGATATTGGGAATAATCGCTCTATCTCTATCGATCATGCTCCAAGAATTGGCGTGAATATCCAGCAACAAACTATTGATGCAAAATATATCAAGGTGGACTTCTCTATCTGGTCCAAAGACAGAAATACCCTCAAGCACAAGCTTGCGGGTATTTTTAATGTGGATGCTCCTAAGGAGTTGACCTTTTCAGATGAGCCAGACAAGTATTATCTGGCCATGGTAATCGATGATATCTCTATGCAAGAGGCAAGTGGGAGACGTTCAAACGGCTCTATTAAGTTCATCGTTCCTGATGGCGTGGTCCATAGTTCAGCCTATAAACGATTTGATAGTGATAAAAACGCAACTAGTAAATCAGGAAAAATGGTGTTTGATCTTATAAATAATGGCTCGGAGGCTGCATTTCCAATCGTTAAAGTCAAACACAATGCTGAGAATGGGTATATCGGTCTAGTTAATCAAAATGGCACCTTAGAAATTGGGAACCGTGAAGAAGCCGATACCGAACCATCGCAAAAATCAGAAATCTTACTTGATTTTAGAGGTGAAAAAATCACAAATGGACTGGCTAGCGCAGCAAAGAACCAAGCCATCACAAATGACCGGACAGAGTATATTGTCGGGACAGCTGAAATGATTAATCTTTGGGAACGTCCACACGTTAGATTGAAAGATTTACGAGGTGAAACTAAATTACACAACTACGCTACAAGTTTGACCTGGGCAATCCCTAATGATAGCACAGGCAGCACAGGGTCCCTGAATGATTATTTTTGGTGGAGACAAGTTTTTTGGTCTGAAGCTAATAATCAATATGGTTTCATCAAGGTAACAGTATCAGATGAAGCAGGTCAATTTTTATATGGTGTTGAGACCTTTAAGCGGTCGCTAGGTTCTGAATGTGAGTTTAATTTTTTAGCTAGTGATGGTCAAGGTGGATATAGGATTCTAAAGCGCTGGAATTTTGATGGAACTACAACTGGAGATATCAATCCCTTTAGTGTAGCAAAAGGGTGGTCAGATTTAAAACGGAATGATGGCAAGGTACAAGTTTTTTATCAAGGATCATACTCTACTTTTATCATTCCAGAGATTGAGGGTAAAAAGTCTGCAAAAATTCACATTACAATTGGAGCGTACAGAGATAATCCAATCGTCTCTCACATGTATCTTGATGAATTGTACTACCGCAAAGATTTTGTCCCAACAACAAATGACATCCCAAATCGTTTTCCAATCGGATCGAATGTTCTAATCAATAGCGAAGATGACACGGTCTATATCGATGGAATAGCAAAAGCTAACGAGATTGTCGATGGGTCGCAATGGTTGTCCATCCCTCCAGGCAAATCAAAATTAGAGTTGTACTTTTCTAGCTTCATTAAAAAACACCCGACAGTAACAATTGAATTTGAAGAAAGGTGGCTATAATGCTTTTAACGATTCACGATGCAAACTTGCAAAAGGTTGCTTTTGTTGATAATAGTAAGCAGAACACGCTTAATTATTATAACGATACATGGTCAAGAGATATGCCAACAGGGTCCTCAACTTTTGAGTTTACAGTCTTTAAGAAAGCAATTCAATCAGACACAGCTTCATCAAAGGCCTACCAGCATCTAAACGAACGTGCTTGGGTGTCATTCCGACACAATGGACGTACCTATCTCTTTAATGTGATGTCGGTGGAAGAGAACGAGCAGACAATCAAATGCTATTGTGAGAATCTCAATCTTGAATTGATTAATGAGTTAGTAAATCCTTACAAAGCAACTAGAGCGATGACTTTTGCAGAATATTGCAAAGCGATGGCTTTATTGAACTATGCTCATCTCACTATTGGAATTAACGAGATTTCAGACCAGCAACGTGTCATTGAGTGGACGACACAAGAAACAAAACTTGCTCGTTTGCTTAATCTCGCAAAACAATTCAATGCTGAGATTGAATTTGACACACAACTAAAAGCAGATAGCACGATTAAGAAATTTACTGTAAACATATATCACGAACACGACGATACACACCAAGGAGTTGGCCGCATCAGGAATGATGTGGTTTTAAAATACGGTAAAAATATTAGTTCTATCACCCGAAAAGTGGATAAGACAGGTATTTTCAATACAATCCGGCCAACTGGGAAAATGCCGACCGTGGAAGTCGAAGATAGTGGAGAACGTCATTTGTCTAGCCAGAGAGTGAAAAATGCGGATGGTTCGATAACTGAAACGATCATTCGCACAGCACCCGATGGGACAAAGAGCAAGACTATTGTCCACACTAAAGTCACAAAACTGGCTGATAAAACACGCATTACAACGACCACAACTACTCGTTCAGATGGATCTATCGAACAAACGGTTACAACAAGTAAAAAAGGTGGACCATCTAATACTGAGAGACGAATCATAAAACCTCCTAAGAAAAAAGAGAAAGAAAACGAGCCTGAAAAAGAGGTTCTGACTATTGAAAACTTGGGAGATTGGTCTATCAAAAACGAGAGGGGAGAATTAGAGTTTTATCAAAGAGGGCAACAACTGTACGCCCCATTATCCATGCAACTTTATCCCTCAACTTTCACATCAGCAACAGCTGAGGACCAGTGGACAAGACGAGACTTCGACTTTGACACAGACGAGCCAAACGAGTTGAGACGACTTGCTTACCTGAAACTCAAGCAACATTGCTACCCAGCCATCACCTATGAAGTAGATGGCTTTGTGGACGTAGAAATCGGGGACACAATCCAGATTTATGATGATGGTTTTAGTCCTGCTTTAATTGTAAAAGCACGAGTTACAGAACAGAAAATCAGCTTTACAAATCCGGCAAGTAACAAGACCACTTTTGCGAATTTCAAAGCGTTAGAAAACAAGCTGTCAGATGGTATTCAAGCAGCCTTTGAGCGACTTTTCGAAGCATCCAAGCCCTACACTATCAAGCTGGCTACGGATAATGGTGTAGCCTTTAAAAATGGCCAAGGTCAGACGATTGTGACTCCTACTCTTATGCGAGGAAACAAGGTCATCAATAGCGGATGGCGCTGGGTAGTGGATGGTGTAATCAAAGCCACAAGCCCTAGTTACATTGTGAGGGCTGCTGACATCAACCAAAAGATGGTTTTGACGGTGTCAGCGTGGATTGATAACAAAGAGGTAGCGTCCGAGCAGTTGACTCTTATCAATACGTCTGATGGTCTCCAAGGTCAAAAAGGGGACACAGGACCGAAAGGTGACCCTGGTCCTAAAGGTGACAGAGGAGAAAAAGGCGAAAAGGGAGACCGTGGACTCCAAGGTCTCCAAGGTTTACAAGGTCCAAAAGGTGACCAAGGTATCCCTGGCCCTAAAGGCGCTGACGGCCGTACACAGTACACTCACATTGCCTACGCTGATACTATCTCAGGTAGTGGATTTAGCCAGACTAATGATGACAAGGCCTATGTAGGGGTCTATGTTGATTTCAACTCAACTGACAGCGTCAATCCTGCTGACTATCGCTGGACGAGGTGGCGTGGTCGTGATGGCGCTGATGGTCTACCAGGTAAACCTGGAGCAGATGGAAGAACACCTTACGTTCACTTTGCTTATTCTGACAATGAGGATGGTTCTGGTTTGACACTGACAGATAACGGACAGCGTTATTTTGGTCATTATTCAGATTATGAAAAACCTGATAGCTCGGAAAAAACTAAATACAAATGGGTTGATCGTTGGGCTAAAGTTGAGATTGGCGGAAGGAACCTCTTTCTTAATTCACTATTCAAACGTAGTCTAAGAGAACGATACTCAACTTACTATTTAGATGATAGTCAGGAGCAAACGCAAGGACAGCTCACTTTGAGCATAGATACTACTAGCAAATTCAGAGGAGCTAATACTTTGAAAATTGTATCTACTTATAGTGGCAAAGCGACTAATCAAAAAGTTACGTTTAGAACCGGTGGCGATACACGTTTAGGCACCGTTGACGAGATGAAAAACAAATCTGTTAGGTTTAGTTTTTGGGCGAAATCCACTGTCAATAATACGAATTTTCAAGCTAGAGCAGGATACAGAAACACTGTTCAAGGTGTCTCGTTGACCACCGATTGGAAATTTTATGACATTGAGTTGACGAAAAAAGAAAACTCAAATGCAACTAATGAGCTGATTTTACACATATTTACCGCTGCTACTGTTTGGATTGCCTTTCCAAAAGTAGAGGTAGGAACAGTCTCTACAGACTTTTCAGAAGCTACTGAAGATATCCAGAGAGACATTGACTCTAAAGCAGACCAAGGCCTGACTCAGGAGCAAATCAATGCGCTCAATGAGAAAGCTGGAATTATTCAGGCTGAGCTTGAGGCTAAAGCTAGTGCTGACACGCTTGATAACTGGATAAAGGCTTATAAGGACTTTGTCAAGTCAAACGAGACAGCAAGGTTACAAGCTGAGAAAGATTTGATTGCAGCTAGTCAGCGTGTCTCTAATATTGCTAAGGATCTTGGAGAATTATCTGACCGCTGGAATTTCATTGATACTTACATGAGCTCTAGTAATGAGGGCCTTGTAATTGGTAAGAATGATGGTAGCTCTAGCATGATGTTCAACCCTAACGGACGAATTTCAATGTTTAGCTCTGGTGTAGAGGTTATGTATATCAGTCAAGGGGTCATCCACATTGAGAACGGGATTTTCTCTAAGACTATCCAGATTGGACGTTTTAGAGAGGAACAATATCATATCAACCCTGACATGAATGTCATCCGCTACGTTGGATAGAAAGGAGTAAAATGCCTAGATTTAGTAATTCAAGTAACAGCTTATATTTGAATGTGTATATTGATGAAGTTTCAACAGACATTTCAGCGAACACCTCAACCATCAACTGGCAGTTGACAGTTAGCCGCTATACGTACTATCACACGTTCAATAAACAGGGGGACAGCACGTTGTCTCTAACTTTAGACGGCCAAAATGTGCACTCTAGCAATCCAGTTTGGGAAGTCTGGGACGGCGAGGTCACTCTCGCTAGTGGTTCAAGCACAATCTCACATAACTCAGACGGTCGCAAGACACTGCCGTTCTCATGTACGTTCAATCCTAACAATGGTTTACATAAAACCATCACAGTTTCAGGAAATCTCGGTCTGACTGCTATCCCACGTTCAAGCTCCGTAAGCGTGAGCGCTGGAGTTATTGGTAGTTCGGTTACTATCAACATCAATCGTCAAAGCTCCACTTTCAAGCATACAGTACGGTATGCTTGGGCTGGCAAGTCAGGAACGATTGCAACGAATGTAGACACATCCACAACGTGGACGATCCCTCTTGACTTTGCCGATGACATCCCAAACTCCGCAAGTGGAACAGGGACTATCTTTTTAGATACCTATTCAGGATCTACAAAGACAGGAACACAGTCCACTACTTTCACGGCAAGCGTACCAGCGAATGTGAAACCTACATTTTCAGGAATTTCATTGTCTGACCTAAACAGTGCGGCTCAAAACCTCATCCCAAATCCTGAAACGTTCATCCAAGTAATCTCTAACATCAAGGTAGCTTTTAATAGCGCAGTCGGTTCTTACGGCTCATCCATTACTGGATACTATGCTGAAATAATCGGCAAAAACCAGTCCACAAGTTCAAACGGCGGTAGTCTTGGCATTATGAACTACCACGGCACAATCAAAATCAGAGCTAGTGTATCTGATAGCCGTGGCCGTTGGTCGGATACTAAAGAGGTGTCTGTAACCGTGCTTGAGTATTTTGCTCCAGCATTGAGTTTTAGCATAGCAAGAACAGGTTCAACCTCTAGCACCTTGAGCACTACGAGAAATGCCAAAATCGCCCCTCTAACCGTCTCAGGAAGTCAAAAGAACTCAATGGCCTTGACTTTCAAAGTTGCTCGGCTTGGGACTACTAATTTTCAAGTGGATACAGGACCAGCAACTGGCTCCTGGACAAGTATCTCAAATCTAACCAATTCGCAGGCCAATCTAGCAGGGAATTATCTAGCTAATCAATCGTGGGTTGTAATTGGGTTGCTTGAGGACAAATTCACTCGTACTGAGTTCATGGTCAACGTGCCCACAGAGAGCGTGGTTTTGTCTTATGACAGGTCAGGAGTTGGGGTCAATAAAATCCGCGAACAGGGTGCTTTGGATGTCAAGGGCAACATCTACGCAGACAACAAGCCCATACAGCAATATCAGCTGACTGATAATAACGGATGTGGAAAACTCATTAAACAGGATTTCAACAGCATGAAAGATACAGGATTTTGGTGGATAGACGGAACTTCTCCCAACAATCCTTTTGGCGCTTGGGGGATGTTAGAAGTATTCAGACCTAACCCTAATTCTCAGGAATGTATTCAACGTTTTACTACGTCATTTGGATATATGGCTGTCAGAGAGAATGGCTTTGATAACAACTGGAGGCCATGGCGCTATGTTGCTCAACAGTCAGAGTCGACTAACAATGCTGACTATGTCAGCTCAAAAAAACTAGCCACAAGAAAAATCGAGCTAGGATGGTATGTGAACGGCACTGCTACAAGAAATGGCAACGTGGTTACAATTTCAACAGAAAGAAAAATTACAAATATCAACACAGTTTCAGACTATCGAGAAGTTAAAGAAATAATCCCAACTGGATTCAGACCAGCTCAAGAGGTTAATTTTATCTTACAAGGATTGTCTGACTCAACAGTAACTGGAACGGCTATCTTGCACCTTGCAACAGATGGGAAAATCCGTCTTACAAGTAAATCGCCCGGAAATAAGTACTGGACGGGCACAATAACTTATATTACAAATGACCCTTACCCTTAATAAATGAAAGGAGAAAGTATGAAATTAGAGTACGGGACAAAGTCCCAAGAATTTGACGCAAGCGGAAAAGAATCCTCTACAAAGGTCACGCTAGTCAATGCAGATGGTGCTATCGTACCTATCTTGCTACCGGCTGATAAAATCAGCTTGTCTAATACCGAGCTTTTCGAGCTGGCCCTAGAGGCTCTTTATCAGGAGAATTTCCCTCAACGTGCTGAGAAAGAGAAATTTAATCAGGTAGAAGCGCAGCTCAAGCAAAATAAGGAAATGGCAACCAAGGTAGAGCAAGCGACCGTAGAGAACAAGGAAAACCTTTATGCGGTTTCAGCTATTACAGAGGTCTTGATTGCCTTGGCAGTATCTCAAAATGGAGGTATGCCTACCCACGCTTATGGAAAGGTAGCAGCATTCATCAAGCCACTTGTTAAAAGTACACGATACGGAAACGGCGATATTGTCGCAATGCCTTATCCGTTTGATACGAATCCGAAATGGCCGAGTGGAACTAAGACTATCTTTAAGTTCCAAATGCAGCCAACAGAGGGCTACACATGGAAAGAACAGTCACTTGCTGAAATGCTACAACAAGGCGTGTTGACTGTGGTCATGCCACGCATTGATTAGAAGGAGGTTGTATGCCAGGTTATGAACGATTTCTCGTACAGATCTTTATCACCCTCATTCCTGTGATTGGTCTTTATTTTTCGATGAAAGATAAAGCAACCAAGCAGGAGAATCGTCTTACGATTTTAGAGAAAGATATCGAAAATCTGAACGAATTCAAGACATCAGCCAACAAACGGCTCGATAACCACGATGAACAGAACAAGGCTATCTTAGTCCTAGCTGAGCAAGTAAAATCGCTTGGCGAGGATGTGAGAGAGCTTAAAAGCTTAATTCAAAACAAACAACAATAAAAGGAGAAACTCAAAATGATTAACTGGAAATTGCGCTTGCAAAACAAAACAACACTCATTGCTCTTCTTGGAGCAATCTTCCTTATGGCCCAACAATTCGGGCTTGAAATCCCCAAAAATATTCAAGAGGGTGTGAACACATTCGTTTATATCCTTGTCTTGATTGGTGTTGTCAACGACCCAACAACTGCAGGAATTTCTGATAGCAAACGTGCTCTTGAATACTACGAACCAAGCGAAGATTAGGAGAGAATAATGAAGAAAAACGACTTATTCATCGACGTATCTAGCCACAATGGATACGATATTACAAGTATTTTGGCTGACATGGGTACACAGAATACTATTATCAAAATTTCTGAAAGCACAAACTACCTAAATCCGTGCTTGTCCGCTCAAGTAGAGCAGTCAAACCCTATCGGATTCTATCACTTTGCCCGTTTTGGCGGAGATAGTGAAGAAGCTGAAAGAGAAGCACGCTATTTTCTTGACAACGTACCGAAAGCCGTTCAATATCTGGTGCTAGACTATGAAGACGACGCAAGCGGGGACGTACAAGCAAATACAAGCGCATGTTTACGCTTTATGCAAATGATTGCCGAAGCTGGGTATAAACCTATTTATTATAGTTACAAACCTTTCACGCTTGAAAATGTGGACTATCAGCAGATTTTAGCAGAGTTCCCAAACAGCCTTTGGATTGCCGGGTATGGTTTGAATGATGGTACAGCTAACTTTGAATATTTCCCATCCATGGACGGGATTCGCTGGTGGCAATACTCTTCAAATCCGTATGACAAGAACATTGTTTTACTAGATGACGAGGAAGCTAAGCCAAAATGGAAAAAGAATGATACTGGATGGTGGTATGAATACCCTGACGGATCTTATCCAAAAGAAGAGTGGGAAAAGATTGATGGTACCTGGTACTACTTCAATGAGAGAGGTTATTCAATAGCTTCTCGCTGGTTGAAGGATGATGGTAAGTGGTATTATCTCAAAGAAAATGGCGCCATGGCCATTGGTTGGGTGTTTGTGAATGGCAAATGGTACTATCTTGATGCTTCAGGAGCGATGGTCACTGGCTGGGTTCAATACAAGGACAAACTATACCATCTCAAAGAAGAGAATGGCGAAATGTCTTCAAAAGAACTTGTTAAAGTCGAAGGAGGCTGGTACTACGTCAACGAAGATGGCAGCCGTTCAGATAAACCAGCATTTGATGTATTACCTGATGGACTAATTGTTACTACAAAATAATTTTTTTTAAAATAGAAAGGAAATTTTCTAAAATATTGTTCTAATTGTTTAACCGCAGGCTTATGCTTGCGGTTTTTTGTTTGTTCAAAATAGAAAAAGCAGTGACCGAAATCACTGCTTTAACCATTATAAATTATTTTAGAACTCTAATAAATCACTTTCAACAACAGCATTGAGAGCTAGAGATTTGCTTCCATAATCTTCAAAATCAATAGTGATTGTGCCGTCTTTGATTTCTGTTACTTTACCCATTCCAAATGTTGGATGTTTAACTGTTGAACCTACAACGTCTTTGTGAGACTCAATCCATTCCTTGACCTTCTCATTTTCTTCTTGATCCTGCAGAAGACCAGACTGTTTCATTAATTCAACCACCTCAAAATATCCATCTACAAATGTCTGTTTGAAATCTGATCCCATAGACAATTCTGAACGTTTTACAGGTTTGCCAAGCCCTAGCATTAGTTTAATAGCTTTCAAAATAACGTCATCAGGGACGTTGCGACTATCAAGCTGCCCACCAACTGCGTCACCATAAACACCGTAGAAATGGCCATCTTCGCCATCAATACCATAAATATCCATGATGTTACTTGTCCCAAGATTGCAATAAACTGCTCCATCTTCATTTACAATAGCATACGATACATCGTTATTTTTAATTTCTTCAAGTAGTTGTTTTGCGTTTTCCATTTCTAGCTCCTCCGCATATTTTTGTAATTTTTCTGCTGTCAATAAAGACATTTTGTCCAAATTTGTTTTTCCACTTCTAAGGTCTGAGACTGTCGTCCAAGGCAAATCTGCCCCTTTAGCGATTGCGCTTGTGCTCTTTTTGCTTTTTAATACTTTTTCTATTTGCTTTCTCATCTTTTTGCCCTCTTAAATAAAAATAACTCAATAAAACGATCAGTATATTTATGATTAAAATTTCCATGGTATTGTTCCTATTTTATGGTATAATAGGGAGTGAGGGGAGTGGTAGCTCCCCTATTCCCAAGGCGATTACTTAAACTTGCGAGGTCTAGGTTTTCGCTTTTTTTCTTTGCTCCAAATGTGATATGTAGCATATGCACCAGTTAGAGCTGTGATGTAAGCTGGCCCGCTATCAATTAGTTTTTCAACCAATCTGAGCCAATCATCTTTGTCCAT